CGTTGCCGCCGTGCCTCCGCGCGGGAGGTTGTCCACGTCTCAACGGTATCGCTAATGGGGACTAAAGGGGTCATGTTGCATACAGCCCAATTAACGATATTGATCTTAATGAGGCCTAAAGCGCCAATGATTTTACGTTTAACAGTCATGATGTAATTCCTCTTTTCTAGGGTTGTTGGGGAGACCCTAAAGCCTCCCCTGTGGTTTAGCCATAAACGGCTTGGTCGTTGAGTAAATCGTAGCGGCTTTCGGTATAATCACCACGGGCGCGTCTTACATCTTCATCCCGCCGTGTAAATCCTTCCTGCCCTACGCAATCTTCAAACTTTAATTCAGCCAATGTTCTAGCATCTTTCCGGCTTAGGTCGCATTCCTGCATATAAGCATCTGCGTATTCTTTAACCCATTGATCACAGAACAATTTCCATTGCTGGTCATCCATCTCTGAGGTGGTCAATGCGTTTAAGGCCTTCAATTGCTTCTGTTTTTCTGGCCCTAACGATCCGCTCCAATAGACCGAACCGCGAAGCTTTTTATTTCTTGATGTCGTCATGATGTAATTCCTTGTTGCTGTGTTGTTGAGGCACTCAATATAATATCACCCCTAAATTGCGTCAACCCCCTTATTGTCGTTTTTTTTATAGTGTGACAAATATGTCACGAATTCGCAAGTTGGGGTTTTAGGTAGTAAACCACTTGCCAATGGCTAATGCTTCTGTATGGCCCTTAAAATGCCCTACAGACCATGATCATATATTCTTACTTCTTTAGTTTTTCACAAGACCACTTTGGCACATTGTTTGCTTAATGCAATTACCGTGCCAACTTCTTAAGATTTCCAAAGAAATCTTGTGTGGTATTTATGTAACTTGTGTGGTATTTAAGCAACACACCACTGTTGCACTTTGGCAACACTGTTGCTGGTCTGCAACACTGTGACACTTGAGCAACTTGTGTGGTATTTTTGTCACATAAGAAGGCCGGGGGGCCCCAACGGGCCGTTATAATTATTGCAACACACTCAGGACCACATGAGAAGCAATTTGGACCCCTAAAATTATATAAATATTAAACTAAATGTAAAAATAACGCTTGACAGGAGGTAGAATCTGGCGATGTACCTAAGAAGATAACCACTCAAGTTTGACAACTATGAAAATATATGCTATAATATGTTATATTAGGTTGAATATTTCGTATAACTTAAGTAACCAAAGTACGACCTTTAAGATTTGTTCATTTTAAACAACAAACTTGACTACTTAAGACCACTTAAGTTACTGTTTTGTCTCCCTTTTGTTAGGTCAACTATGTTGACGGCGAAAGGAAAAAGATAAAGGAAAGTGTTTATGTCTTCTTCAGATGATTCCGGCTCACCTCCTGTAAAAAGGAAACGAGGCAATCCAAATTTATACAAAGGAATGCCTCCCCTAAACCCAGAAGGTAGAAAGAAGGGGTCTCTTAACAAGTACACCAAGTTATCTAGAGAACTAATGTCCAACAAAGGACCAGAAATAGTTCAAAAGGTAATAGACATGGCACTAGATGGAGACAGGCATTGCCTTAAAATGTGCATGGACCGCATTATACCTACTTCAAAGGCCGTTGAGATAACTCACGATCACCAAGATTTAGGAATTAATATTATAGTCGAGTCCGTAAAGGCAATCGAAAAACAAGAAGAAGAAGAATTTAAGACCATAGAAGCCGAATACGAAGAGAAAAATGACTGATTTAAATGTCACTCTTCATGACGCACAAATGGAAATATTTACGTCCGACAAGCGTTTTAAAGTGGCCTCCTGTGGTCGGCGATTTGGTAAAAGTTATTTAGCAGCGTGGGTTTTAATTATTAAGGCCCTCCAAAGTACCTCTAAAGATGTATTTTACGTTGCACCTACGTTTCAACAAGCCAAAGATATTCTTTGGTCTATTTTAAAGACGGTCGGTAAAGACGTTATAAAGGCAGCGCACGAAAACACCGCTACTTTAACTCTTATAAATGACCGTAAAATTTATTTAAAGGGGTCCGACAGACCAGATACTCTAAGGGGCGTAGGACTTGCATATGTCGTCATGGACGAGTATGCCTCTATGAAGCAAGAAGTCTGGGAAATGATCCTAAGGCCCACACTGGCAGATATAAAAGGTGGGGCATTATTTATAGGAACTCCGGCAGGTAAAAATCACTTCTACGATTTATGGCTGGACGCACAAAAGGAAGAAAATGCAGAAGAGTGGGAAGCGTTTCAGTTCAATTCTACTGACAATCCTTTTTTGGACCCTAAAGAAATTGAAGCAGCTAGGGGATCGATGTCTACCCAAGCTTTTCGTCAAGAATTTGAGGCGACTTTTGAGTCCTTTACTGGTGGAATTTTTAAGGAAGAGTGGGTACAGTATGTGGATGATGATGAATTTGATGATATCAAAAGTCAAAACCACGGCCACTATGTTATTTCAGTCGATCCGGCGGGGTTTGAAAAAGCTCAGAAAGATCGGGGGCTAAAAAGCTCTAGATTAGACGAAACTGCTATATCTGTTGTAAAAATATCACAAGATGAGTGGCTGGTTAAAGATATTTTGCACGGAAGGTGGGGAATTAAAGAAACTGCCTCTAAAATACTGGATGCCGCCGAAGATGTACAGGCAACTACAGTAGGAATTGAAGCAGGAGCGTTAAAAAACGCTATAATGCCCTACATAGAAGACGAAATGAGAATGAGAGGCCGTTGGGTAAACATAACAGACGTTACTCACGGTGGAAAGAGAAAACAAGATAGAATAGTCTGGGCTTTGCAGGGACGTTTAGAACACGGAAAGATAAAACTGCGAAAAGCTCATTGGAATAAAGATTTTGTAGGACAAATGTTAGACTTTCCAAGCCCTTTATCTCACGATGACTTGCTGGATTCTCTGGCGTACATAGATCAAGTTTCTGTAGCAGATTTTGCACAGTCTATAGACTTAGAAGAATGGGAACCAACTGATAATGTCTCTGGATACTAAAAGTATCGCATATAATGACCCTCAAGCCGCTTTAAGCTCATGGGTGTGCAGTAAAGTGGAAATGTGGGAGGATCACAGAAACACTACCTATTTGTCCAAATGGGACGAATATTACAGGATTTGGAGAGGTATTTGGTCCCATGAGGACAAAACACGCTCCTCTGAAAACTCTAAATTGATTGCTCCAGCGACACAACAGGCAATTGAAGCAACTGTAGCGGAGCTAGAAGAAGCTATTTTTGGACAAGAAAAGTGGTTTGATCTGCGCGACAATATAGGGGATCAAGACCCTACGGACGTTAAAGTAATCCGTATGAACCTCCAAGAAGACCTTCAGAGAGCAAAAGTAAAAGACGCTATTGTAGAGTGTCTGTTAAATGCTGCTATTTACGGTACAGGTATTGCTAAAATAAACGTAGACGAGGAAAAAGTAAAAAAGCCTCAGGAATCTCCTATTCCAGACACTTTAACTACAGACACAGTAGTCTACGAAGAGGACAAAACAACAGTTAGGATTGATTCGTTAACACCTAAAGAGTTTGCTATTGATCCTGCCGCAACTTCAATAGATGAAGCTTTAGGAGTTGCTCAGGTAGTAGTTAAGCCTAAATATGAAATTATAGAGGGCATAAAAAACGGTATTTATGAGGACAAGCCTGTAGGAAGCTATGATAAAGCAGATTTAGGGTTTGAAGAAGAAGACGGGTTTAATGCTAGTGACGACGACAAGGTTAAAATTACAGAGTATTGGGGTAGAGTTCCTAAAAAATACTTAGAGGCCAATAATACCGAAATGGGTATGATGGGCGATGATTTTGACTACGACGAAGATGAACTAGTAGAGGCTGTCGTAATTATTGCAAATGATTACACAGTTTTAAAAGCAGCAGAAAATCCTTTCCTAATGGAAGACAGGCCTTTTGTGTCGTTTCAGATGGATCGTGTACCTAACAAGTTTTGGGGCAGAGGAATAGCCGAAAAAGGCTACAATCCGCAAAAGGCTCTTGATGCTGAGTTACGTGCAAGAATAGATGCTCTAGCTCTTACAACCCATCCTATGATGGGGGTTGATGCAACAAGGCTCCCAAGGGGCGTCAAGTTTGAGGTCAAAGCCGGTAAGACTATTCTTACAAACGGTGATCCTCGTACTACTTTGTACCCCCTAAACTTTGGTCAGGTAGCTAATTCTACGTTTACAGAAGCTAGTGAACTAGAACGTATGGTTCAGATGGGCACTGGAGCAATGGATACAGCTACCAGTAACTTCTCTAACCCCCGAAACAACACAGCTTCTGGCATGTCTATGCTTCAAGCAGCCTCTATTAAACGTCAAAAACGAACAATAATGAATTTTCAGGAAAACTTTTTAATTCCTTTGATAAAAAAGTCATGCTGGAGATATATACAATTTGCCCCAGAGCGTTATCCTGCTGGAGATTATGAGTTTGTAGCATACTCTACAATGGGCATAATGGCAAAAGAACTAGAGATGACTCAAATGATCCAGTTGTTGTCTCTAACCCAACAAGGTTCTATGCCGTTTGCTATGCTTCTTATGGGCATTTTTGAAAACAGTTCTTTGGCAAACAGAGACGATATGAAGGCAGCTATAGCCCAAATGATGCAGCCTGACCCACAGGCACAGCAGCTACAGCAAGCCGCGCAACAAATGCAGCTTATGAAACTGCAAGTTGAAATTGAAGAAATGAAAGCAGGAGCCACTAAAGAACTGGCTCAGGCAGCTAAGATACAATCAGAAATACAAGGCACTCAGTCTGAAGAAGCGTTTGTAGAAAAGCAAATGCAGTTGACTGAAAAGATGGCTAAGATTGAAAAGATGAAGACAGAGATACAAAACATTCAATCAGAAACCATGAGAAACATGCCCGAAGTAGAGCATCTTCAGTCTGAAACAATACTCAATTTAGCAAAAGCACGTAAAGAGCAACTAAATTGACAGACAACGAAATTTTAGAGAAACGTCTAGAATTATTTTCTAGCGAAGCTTGGGACCTCTTTAAAGAAGAGTTAACCTCAATGGCTCAATCACTAGAAAATATTCAAACAATAGACGACGAGAAGACCCTTTATTTAAGAAAAGGGCAGGTAGATATTCTAAATATGATAATTAATTTAGAAGAAACTACCAAATTAGCGTTGGATCAATTAGATTAAAACCTAACTCCAACAAGTTTAACTCCATAATCTTTATAGACGGAGGATTAGTAATATGGATAGTGTAGTTGTTGAAGAAACCCCAGAAACCCCTGAGCAAGCCGCTCAATTTTCTGACATTAAAGAAGAGGCTCCACAGGAACAACCTCAAGAACAAGCATCTGAAGTACCCGATAAATTTAAAGGCAAATCAATGGAAGATATTATTTCTTCCTATGAAAATCTGGAAAAAGAGTTGGGTAGGAAAGGGCAGGAAATAGGCGAACTTAGGCAATTAACTGATGGTATTTTACAGCAACAACTTACCACTAGTCAAAACGGAACAGAAGTTCAGGAAGAGGATGACCTAGATTTTTTTGAGGACCCTAACAAAGCCGTTAGTCAAGCCATCGAAAATCATCCAAAGTTCCGTCAGTTTGAAGAGCAGCAAGCAGCCCAAGCCGCTGCCGCTACAACTCAACAACTTAAAGCTGAACATCCTGATTATCTTGAGGTTGTTCAAGACCAAAAGTTTCAGGAGTGGGTTCAAGCAAGCCCGGTACGCACACAATTATATGTTAATGCTCATAACTACGATATTGATTCAGCGAGAGAGCTTATAGGAAACTGGAAAGAAAGATCGTTGATAAACAATACTAGCGAAGCAGAAACAGTTAAACAAACAAAAAGAGACCAAGCATTAAAAGCAGGGCAAGGCGTATCTAGGACTTCTTCAGAATCCACAGCCGGTAAGAAAATCTACCGTAGAGCTGATCTAATCAGACTTCGTACTAACGATCCTCAACGCTACGATAGTTTGCAAGATGAAATTCTTCAGGCTTACGCAGACGGGAGGGTTAAATAAAAACCTATAAAGAAAAAAGGAGCTAATCATGGCTTTAGGTACAAACCAGCAAACGGTCACAACGGCAGCGAATTTTATTCCTGAGTTGTGGTCCGACGAAGTTATCGCTGGATACAAGAAAAATCTTGTTCTTGGTAACATCGTCACAAACATTAACCACAATGGCAAAAAGGGCGACACGATTCACATCCCAGCCCCTGTCCGTGGGTCAGCTAACGCTAAAGCGGCTAACACGCAAGTTACGCTGCAAGGCGATACCCACAACACGGTTAACTTGAGCATCAACAAGCACTACGAATATTCCGTAGTTATTGAAGACATTGTTGAAACCCAAGCACTTTCCAGCCTCCGTCGTTTTTATACGGACGATGCTGGTTATGCTTTGGCAACTCAAGTTGACAACGATATTTTTGCTCTCTTTGAAGGAGTGCAAGGCGGTGTTGTAGGTGGCTCAGGTTCCTCTTTGTGGGAAAAAGCTGTCATTGGAGGAAACGGCACGACATTGTACACCGGTAACTCCTCAAACGCTACAGACATTACTGATGCAGGTATTCGTAAGATGATCCTGACGTTGGATAATGCTGATGTGCCAATGGACAGCCGTTGCATTGTTATTCCTCCGGTAGCCTTTAACGACATGTTGGCTATTAACAGGTTTACTGAGCAACAGTACATCGGCAATGGTGAAGCTATTAAGACTGGAAAAATCGGCAGCATTTATGGCATGGATGTCTATGTCTCAACCAACTGCCCCAGCCTTAACAGCGGAGCGCAGCGCGTTGGTGTAATGACTCACAAAGATGCGTTGGCTCTTATCACGCAGCTTGGTGTTCGTTCACAAACCCAGTATAAACAAGAATACCTTGGTGACTTGTTTACTGCTGATACGTTGTATGGCGTAGGCGAATTGCGGAATGATGCCGCTATTTCCTTCGTTGTACCCGCCACCTAAGTAGTATAGGGGTCCTTAGAAATTCTAGGGACCCCATACTTCTACGGAGTTATTTAATGCCTAATTATAATTATACTTGTGATAATTGTTCCCACACTCAAGTAGAATTTAGAAAAATTTCTGATAGAAAATCTGCAACAAAGTGTCTTGTTTGTGGGCATAAATCAAAGCACTCTTTATCTAAACCATCATTAATTTTGACGCTTCCTCAGGACAGGTGGGCTAATGAGCATGAAGTCTTAGGAAATGGCGTAAGGGCTAGTGTATAATGAAACCTATTAAAATGCGAGTTGCAGGTAAAACTGTTAAACCTAAAAAGAAAAAAGAATACTCTAAAAAAAGTAAAAAGCGTAATCTTGTTCGTTGGAAACAAGAGTTAAGAGGGGCTTAAAATGGCTCAAAAAGGCCTTTACCACAATATTAATAAAAGACGAAAAGCTGGCACTTCTCGTTCAAAAGCAAAAAGCACAATATCAGCAAAAGCTTACGCAAACATGAAAGCTAATTTTCCAAAAAAGAAAAAACGCAAATCCTAACGGGAGTTTAAAGCATGAGTAACTACACACCACAAGTAACTTGGTCAGGCAAAGACGGGCTTTCTAGTTCTGATCCTGAAAAGATCATTAGTGGTGCAGATTTTAACACTGAAGTCTTAGCTATTCAAACCGCTATTAACTCTAAAATGGATACGACTAGCGGAACTACCACCGGGCAAACACTTATTAACCCTATTATAAATAACAGTGTGTCTGGAACAGCGGTAAAAGATGAAGACAACATGGCTTCAAATTCTGCTACTGCTTTAGCTACTCAGCAATCTATTAAAGCTTATGTAGACTCCGGTACTACTACTCTTACAAATAAAACATTAACCGCACCTACAATTAACGGTGCTGTAGGCGGTACTGCTACGTCTCAAACGATAACTACGTTAACTACAACTAATGTAGATGGTATTTTAGGGGCTAACACTCCAGCGGCTGTTACAGGCACAACTATTACAGCAAATACAGGGTTTGTAGGAAATATTACTGGCAACGTAACTGGAAACACTGCTGGCACCCATA